ATAATTCACATGCTCGATTCATCACGCTTGCCGCTGGACGTCGATGGGGTAAGACGCGCTTGGGTGTCAATGAATGTCTGGATGTTGCTACTAAAGGTGGTCGCGCCTGGTGGGTATCACCGTCATACAAAACAAGTGAGGTTGGATGGAGACCGTTACGACAAATTGCAAGGCGATTACCGGGTGCCGATATTCGATTGGTTGATAGAATGGTAACACTGCCCGGTGGTGGATTTGTGGCTATTCGTTCAGCGGATAATCCTGACAGTTTGCGTGGCGAAGGTCTGGACTTCTGCGTCATGGATGAGTGTGCCTTTATGAAAAAAGAAGCATGGACAGAAGCAATCAGACCGTCATTGTCAGACAGACAAGGCAAGGCGTTATTCATTTCAACACCAAAGGGGCGCAATTGGTTCTGGGAGAATTATCAGAATGGATTAGCAGGTAATGAAGGCTGGGCGTCATTTAGTTTTCCCACGGAAAGCAATCCGTATATTGCATCGGTTGAAATCGAAGCGGCAAAGCGGGATCTGCCAGAACTGATATTCAGACAAGAATATCTCGCAGAATTTATAGATGACGAAGGTTCGGTGTTCAGGCGCGTTCAAGAAGCAATCCGAACCGAGATGATAGACGAACCTATTGATGGACGGCAATATATAGCCGGTGTTGACGTTGCGGCGGCCGTTGACTACACGGTTATATCAGTCATTGACGTACAATCGAAAAACCTTGTTTATCTGGATCGTTTCAATCGAGTAGATTACAACGTGTTAGAAGACAGGTTGGAATCGGTTTACAGACGCTTTAAGTTAGACACGATAAAGATTGAAGCCAACAGCATAGGACAAAGCGTTATTGATCACCTCTACAATAGACGGGTGAATGTACAGCCGTTCACGACCACGAACGCGACAAAGCAGGCAATCATAACCAGCTTGCAATCAGCGTTTGAACATGGAGAAATCGGGATATACAACGATCCTGTTTTGATTGGTGAATTGTTATCATACGAAAGCAAGCGCACACCCTCAGGGGCGTTTACATATAATGCTCCAGACGGGTTGCATGATGACTGTGTTATGTCTTTAGCATTGGCATGGAATTGTATCAATAATCAGGTATCAGTAATGGAAGATCCATTCTCAGCATGGTGAGGTGCTTATGGCAAATTTTATAACGAACGGAATAAACAATTTATTCAACATGATTGCAATGGGTATTGCAGATAACATCTCCCAGCGCATAAATCAAGGGGCTACTGAAATAGACGAAGCGGTCAATTATCGACGTGGAGAACAACCGAAGCCGCTCAAGGTCAAGCACGGGCAGCATGACGATAATGTGACGATCAACCTGTCCGGTCTCGTGGTAGACAAGTCGGTCAGTGCAATGTTGGGCGACCATGTGGGCTTTGACCTACCAGGTGACGAAGATAGTCCAGAGCAGCAATACATTAATGACGTGATGGAAGCCAACCGCAGCGAGATATTCCTGTACAACGCGGCTGTTGCTGCGGCAGATGGTGGTACCGGCTTTATCAAGATCATGCCTGACATGGTAGAACGCAAGGGCAAAACATATCCGCGATTGGACGTTATCAATCCTGCATTTGTGACCATGTTCACCATGCCACATGATTCTAAGATGGTTTGGAAGTACGTCATCCAGTATAGCTTCTATGATGTCAACGACAAAGAGGCAATCCGGCGCGAAGTGACAGAGCAGGATGCGGAGCGCAACGTCTGGATTGTGACCACATACGAATATTCAGAGGCTACCGGGTGGAAGTTTGTAGCGATTGACGAGCCTGTCACGTGGGAGTGGGAATTTCCTCCGATTGTACACTGGCAGAACCTACCGAACCCGTACGGGGCAGAGGGTGAACCAGACCTGACAAAAGACGTTCGTATTATTCAGGATAAGTTCAACGAGGTCGCTTCCAATAACGCAAAAATTATCAGAATATATACGCATCCAATGAGATACATCAAGGGTGTAGGCGGAGTGGAAAAGATTGAAGTAGGTCCAAACGACATGCCAGGATTGCCAGAAACGGGTGACATTGTACAACTCCCCGCGATTGGTGACTTAGCTGGTTCGTTAGCTTATCAGCAATTCATCAAAAAATCACTGTTCGACATTACAAGAACGGTTGATCTTGAAAGCCTGAACGACAAACTGGGATCATTGACAAACTTTGGATTGAAGGTGTTATATCAGGACATGATTGCGAAGCTCAATACCAAGCGGCAATTGTTCGGGGACGCGTTGCTGGAATTAGTACAGCGATTGTTAGCACTGAACGGGATGCCTTCGGATGACCCTGGTGTTATTTTATGGGATGATATTCTTCCTGAAAACGAAATTGAAAAGATAAATGCGCTCAAGACCGAGATTGAACTTGGTACAGTCAGCATTGAGACGGCTGCCACTGAATTGGGGCGTGTGTACAAGACAAACGACAACAAGGGTGAATTTGACAAGATTCAGGAAGAGAAACGACTGGAAAAAACGAACAATACAAACTTAGGTTCGTTCTTATTAGACAATTTTGAAGCGAGGTAACAATGTCAAAAAAGATACAATTTGGTGGTGAAGTATTACGGGCGATGGAATTAGAGAACGGCGGGTTATCACTTGTTACCGGTTCTGATTACATCGTAAAGAATGTGTCGATTGGTACAGGTGTGGCAGAATCAGGCGAGCTTGACTGTGGGGAAGGGTCGCGCTTAGTTGGTTACACCATCGACGGCGCTTTGGTCACGACTGCAATAACATATAAAGTCGGACATACAGCAGGAACCAGACAGGCGTTGTATTATAATAGCGCAGCTGTGTCTGATACCGTTGCTGCTTCCAAGAATGTAAGTGTCGATCCTGGTATATTCTATCCGTGGCGATATGTCTCATTCGTGGCTGGTACAGTCCAGGGCGGTACGGCATGTGTCATAGGCGCGGTTTTGGCAAGTCTCTAATACTAAGGGCATGATATGCTACCAGAAGAATTAGCGGCGCGACTTGAAAAGATACGAAACTCGTTAGACAAAGTCCAGCGTGCTGCGTTATTGCGCGTGGTAAACTCGTACAAGTCAACTACCCGCTATCTTGAGAGCGACATCGACCTGCTTATCAAAGAATTGACAGACGCACAATTGAGCGTTGCGGATGTTAGAAAACTAAAGGCGTATAAACGCTTGATGGGTAATTCAGCGGAAGCCTTGCAACAGTTTTCATCCTATCTTGGCGTTGACATGCGTAATGAGATTGACAAGATGGCAGCACTGGGACAGAGTGACGCATTTTTATTGTTACTCTCCCAGGGTGATGTATTACGCGGCGTTCTCAATCGCGGGGCTAATCCAGAACAATTACGGGCGCTTATCAATTACCTTGACCCTGGTAAGCCGCTGTACAATCGCCTGCAACAATTCAGCACGGTAAATGCGGAATACATCAGCCAGATGATTTTAGAGGGTGTTCGTGGTGGCTACAATCCTGCAACGATTGCACGATCAATCAGAGACGCGTACGGAATGGGATTGACCGATGCAATGCGTATGATGCGAACCGTCCAGATATACAGCTATCGAGATGCGAGTCACCTGAATTACCAGAACAATCGCGATGTTGTCGATGGTTGGATCTGGTACGCAAAATTGGACGGGTTGACCTGTATGTCGTGTGTTGCCATGCACGGTACATTTCATAGTGTTGACGAACGGTTGAACGATCACCACAACGGAAGGTGCGTGGCTGTACCCGTAACCAGATTATCAGATCCATTTATCAAAGAGGGTGACGGTAAGTCATGGTTCGAGCAACAGCCGGAAGCGGTACAAAAACAAATGATGGGTGCTGGTAAGTATGACGCGTGGAAGGCTGGCAAGTTTGACTTCAACCAATTATCAGCAATTCATAAAAATGATGTGTTTGGTGATATGCGCGGGGAAGCAACGCTAAAAAGTTTGTTGGGTGGTAATAGCGAGTTTGATTTAAGTGGAATTGATATGAATAATATCAAATCTTATGATGATTGGAGTAAAGTATTTAATAATGCAGTTCAAGGTGGAAACTATGACGTTTTGATGGGTGATGGTAAATATACAAACTTACAAAGAGTAAAGATTGGAAACTCTTATGTTTATTTTGATTCAGCATCAAAAAAAGGTGCTGAAATGTTGTCGTCAGATATAGCCGCATTTAAAAGAAACAATGGGGATGATGTATTTAATAAAATGTTTGCTAATACTCAAGAACTTGTGATAACTGGTAAACAAAGTGCAGAAACCGCGGTTGCCTGGAATAATGGAATGTCAATATTTAATAGTGGAAATGGGTTTAATTATGAAACACTTATCCATGAGCTTGGTCATAATGCAACAGCAAACAGCACTAAAATTATTAATGATTTTTATGAACTGACACAAAAAGGACTATTATCACCCACAAGTTATGGTCAAACAAAAGTGTTTGAAGATGTTGCCGAATCGTTTAGATTGTTTTTTATGGAACCAAAGAAAATGATGTATGACTATCAAGAGCGGTATCAACTTATTAGGAGCTTTTTATATGATTGAAACAATTTATCTAAATGACTCTAACAAAGTTGTGTCAAAAGACAAGGCAACAAAATACGAAAAAATAATCTATGATAAAAACAATAAAATGATATCAAGAGAATATGGAAGATTTGATAAACGAAAAGGATATAATGCAAACCCTGAATCTTTTACCAACAGGTGAAGGAACGATTATAAAAAAGAATAAATATGGATTTTTGGTGTTGATTGATGACAAGAAAATATTTATACATTATTCAGACACATTGAACGAATCAATATTTGACGATACTGAAACACCGCTGAAGGATTTGATCAGTGAACCTTAAAAATAGCACAAATGTCTAGAACACTTGTATTATTATAAATATTGTGGTATTGTATTGTTATTATAAATTTACGTCAACTTAGACGGTATAAATAAGGAGTTACGAAATGACAGAAGAAACAAAGACCGCAGCAAGCACCGAAGCAGTAAAGCCACTGGATGACCAAACGGAAGCCTCACCGGAAACAAAAGAGGGACGGACATTCACACAGGCAGAGTTGGACAAGATCATTACAGAACGTTTAGAGCGCGAATCGAAAAAGCGCAAAGAAGCCGAAGCCAAAGCACGGGAAGAAGCAGAACGTGACACATTAGCCAAAAACCAGGAGTGGGAAAAACTCGCTAAGAAACACGAAGCTGAACTACTTGAAGCACAAAATAGACTGAAAGAGCTTGAACTAAACGAACTACGCACAAAGGCGGCCGCGAAGTACCAACTCCCGCTTGAGATAGCGGCAAGATTACGTGGAGAAACACTGGAAGAACTCGAAAAAGACGCGGAGGAATTGAAAGCACTTATTCCAGAAGCGAAGTCTCAAGGCAAGCTTAACGCAACCGTTCCCGGCGGTGCTGGAAAGCCTGTTACGGAGACACGAGAACAAAAACTCAAACGTTTAGGACTTGCATAAAGTCCATATAGGAGACAAACAATATGTCAACAATTAATGCCTTTTCAACTGTCTCAACTTTAGCACCCGACATTCAGGAAGATGCGATTTTCGTAGTCCGTGAAGCCAGTCTGATGCAACAGCTTGTCACAGTTATGAATGATATGTCTGGGCTGAACCCGCGCAAGGGGTATCAATACAACCAGGCGTCCGCAAAGGACATCGCGGAAGAGGATGACCTGACCAGCTCAGCTTTCACCCCTTCGGTTGACCAGACTTTGACACCATCAGAAATAGGAGAGCAGTTCTTTGTTACTGATTCCCGTGTTGAGTCTGAATTACCAGAACAATGGCGCAATGATGCTGCCCAGGAATTGGGCTTAGCTGCACTGGATAAGATCGAAACTGATTTGATCGGTGAAATGGCTAATCTAACTGGTGGAACGATCGGGGCAGCCGGTACCGTTATCACCTGGGGTTATTTATCAGCTGCAATCGCAGTAGCACGCAACGCAAATAAAAACGCTGCTAAACCGCTTGTTGGTGTCATTCACGGTTATCAGTGGGCGGTACTCGCTAAGAGTGCAACAATCGCAGGCGCAACAGTGGCCGCAACCGCTCCGTCATTCCAGGATGCTGTTACCCGACAGGGTGGTTCTGGTGTATTGGTAGCAACTTTCATGGGTGTACCGTTCTATCAAGTGTACGCAGCTGCTGACAGTACCGATGACTTCACTGGTGGAGTTTTTCCGCGTGAAGCAATCGCGATTGACTGGAGACGTCAAATCCGAGTTGAAGCTGAAAGAGACGCTTCCCGCCGTGGCACTGAATTGAATATGAGCGGTGTTTATGCTCATGGTGTGTGGCGTCCTACTCGCGGCGTGAAAATGATCTTTGATGCAACCGCACCGACAAGCTAATAGGAGGCTAACATGGCAGGACAATTTGATGTAAATATCGTTCAGATCCCCGTCGTATTGACCGGGGCAACTGAAATTCCATTGCTCAAAGTGCCAACAACTGGTGGGGGTATCACCGTGCAATCAGTTTATATGATTAACGCTGGTACTACCGTGGCGCCGCGAGTTATTACCATGACCAATGTGGGAACACCTGCTTTGAGTGGTACTATCGCTTCAT